GTTCAGTAACAATGTCTCCTAAAGTAATCGGTGCTTTTACTGATGCAACAAGACTCTTATTACAACAATCTTCATTAGATGTTGAGAACTTAATCAGAGACGACCTAACAAAATCTATAGCTACTGCTATTGATTTAGGTGCTTTAGCTGGTTCAGGTTCAAGTGGTCAACCAACAGGTATTGCTAATACTTCAGGTATTAACACTACAACTTTTGGTGCTGCTAACCCAACATGGGCTGAAATTGTAGCTATGGAAAGTGCTGTTGCTAACGATAACGCTTTAACTGGTTCATTGTCATACATTTGTAGACCAGCAGATTTCGGTACTTTAAAAACTACTGAAAAAGCTACTGGTACTGCTCAGTTTGTTGTATCTCCTGATAACACAATGAATGGTTACAACGTAATCAGAAGTAATCAAGTAACAAGTGGTGATTTCTACTTTGGTAACTTTGCTGACTTATTAATTGGTATGTATGGCGGTTTAGATATTACTGTTGATCCTTATGCACTTTCAACATCAGGTGGAGTAAGAATTGTTGCTCTACAAACTGTTGATGTTGCTGTAAGACATGCAGTTTCTTTCTGTAAATCAAGCGACTAATTAACTGATGCTTAAATGGAATGGGGGTAGCAATACCCCCAACTTAAAAATGAAAAAATACAAAATATTACAAGACACAATGGCAAATGGGCAAAAGGTTCATGCAGGAGATATAGTTGAACTACCTGAGCATGAAGGTCATACGCTATGTGCATATAACAAAGCTGAAGAAACAACAGTTAAACCAAAAGCTAAAAAAGTAGATAGAAGTGTTGGTTTAGAAACTTCAGAAGTAAAAGCTCCAAAAAAGAGAGCTAAGAAGTAGTTATGGCAATGGAATTTGATAGAGATTTTGATGGCTATCTAAATGCGGATCATGGTGCTGCTGGTGAAAAGGTAACTTATACACCAACAGGCGGTTCTGCATCCTCTATCAATGTAATCCTTAACCAAGAATATGTGGATATAGATACAGGTGGATTACCAGTTCAAGGCTATCAACCTGTAGCTATGGCTAAAACAAGTGATATACCAAATATTGCATTTGGAGATACTATCTCAGCTTCAGCTATCAAAAGCTTAGATGGTACAACTATAAAAGCTGCTACTAATTACAAAGTTATAAATTTTGAACACGATAATGTAGGTATGACTTCGTTACTGTTAGAGGTTCAATAATGGCTCATCTAAGAAGAAGCATCAGAGAATATTTTGGTACTACTTTAAATAATCTAAGTACAACAGGTACAAACGTCTATGAATCAAGAGTTTATACCTTACAAGATAACGCATTACCAGCATTAGTGATCTATACAAAATCAGAAACTTCTGAACCAATTGTTATAGGAACTGACAGAGTAATGAGCAGAGATTTATCTGTAGTTGTAGAAGGATATTGTAAAGCTGTTAGTAATTTTGATGATGTTATAGATCAAATAAGTTTAGAAGTAGAAGAAGCTATAGCAGCAGATAGAACTTTAGGTGGTCTTGCAAAAGATACATACATTGAAAGTACAGAAATAGATTTTACAGGCGAGGGAGAGCAACCAGTAGGTTCAGTAACCCTTACATTTTTAACCAACTACTATGTCAAGGAAACTAATCCTGACGTAGCAGTTTAATAGGAGACAATTATGAAAATGATTAGTCCTGATGGCAACATTTCTATAGAAGCTCATCCTTCAAAGGTTGAGTCATATTTGAATATGGGTTGGAAAGAGGAAGCAGTCCATTCGCAAGATAAAATTAAATCTTCTTCTAAGAAAAAGTCGAAAGACGAGGTAAAAGAAAATGGCAATACATAAGGGATCGGAAGGTACAGTCCATGTTGGTTCTGATGCTGTAGCTGAAATTAAGTCTTATTCTGTTGAGGAAAATTCTGATACTGTTGAGACTACATCAATGGGTGATTCAGCAAGAACTCATCTTGCATCATTAACTTCTTTCTCAGGAAGTTTAGATGTATTTTGGGATGAGACTGATACTGCTCAATTAGCTTTGACTGTTGGATCAAGTGTAACAATTAAGTTTTATCCTGAAGGTACTGCAACAGGTGCAAGATACTATGAGGGTTCAGCTATTGTTACTGGTGTTTCAAGAAGTGCTAGTTTTGATGGTTTGGTAGAAGCAAGTATTTCAGTTCAAGGAACTGGTGCTTTAAGTTTCACAACAGCATAAGAAAATGTCAGCAATAGATAACGCGAAAAAGCATTTTGCAGAGCAAGATGTAAAAGTAATCGAAGTGCCTGAATGGGGTGAGGATGACAAGCCTTTAAAAATATACAGTAAGCCATTGACGTTAGCTGAAACTTCTAAGCTCTATAAAATGAGTAAAGAAGATGATCTTACGATGATGGCTTATGTTCTTATTTACAAAGCACTAGATGAAAATGGAGATAAACTTTTTGATTTAGCAGATAAAAATGCTTTATTAAACAATGTTGATAGAGAAATATTAGTAAGCGTAGCGACTCAGATTATGGGTCAAGAACCTATTGAGGAAACGAAAAAAAACTAATAGAGGATACTAATTTATATGTGCAATATGCATTAGCAGAAAAGTTAAATAAAACTTTGCAAGAACTGCAACAAATTAGTGTCCAAGAATATCAAGGATGGATAGCTTACTTAGAGTTAGCTGAAGAGAAAAGAAACAATGGCAAATAAGAACGTAAAATTTACATTAACAGCAGTAGATAAGACTAAAGCAGCTTTTGATAAAGTTACTAAAGGTCTTAAAGGTGTTGGTGGTGTAGCTGCTGGAGTAACAAGAGGAGTAACTAAGGTTGGTCTTGCTGCTACTGGTGCTGCTGCTGCCTTATCTGCATTAGTTAAAGTTAATGTAGACTTTATGGATAAGCTCGGTAAAACAGCTAATAAGCTAGGTATTGAGGTTGAATTCTTACAAGCTATGAGGTTTGCTGCCGAGCAAACTGGTGTAAAAGTAGAAGCTCTTGATATGGGTCTGCAAAGATTTATAAGAAGAGCTGCTGAAGCTGCTAAAGGTACTGGTGAATCTAAAAGAGCTTTTGAACAATTAGGAATTCAATTAAAAGATAATGATGGAAATCTAAGAGATGTCAGAGATATTTTATTTGATGTTGCTGATGGTTTAGAAAATACTAAAGATTCAGGTGAGAGAGTTAGATTAGCATTTAAATTCTTTGATTCTGAGGGTGTCTCTTTAGTATCAACCTTAAAAGAAGGTGCTGATGGTTTAAGAGAGTTTGAGCAACAAGCAGAAAATCTTGGGATCATAATAAGTAAACAAAGTATAGCTAAAGCTGAGATGTTTGCTGATTCTTTAAATGTTCTAAAAAAACAAATACAAGCAATTACAGCAAATGTAAGTGCTGCATTTATACCTGTTTTAGAAGATGTAGCAACAAATCTTGAAACTATACTTTCTGAAATGAAAGGTGGTGATAAGACATTTGAAAACTTTGGTAAGAGTTTAGCTATCAGTATTCTTGAATTTATGAAATCTACATTTATAGGTTTTATGAATTTTATTGATGGTATAGAAAAAAGAATTATTGAATTTTCACAAACAAAAATTGGAAAACAATTATTTGGTGATATGTTTGATGGAAATCAAAAACTGCAAGCAGAATTTGATACCACATTAGATTACTATAATGACTTGTTAGAAGCTCTAAAATCACCTGAGAAGTTTTATTTAGATGTATTTGCAGGAAAAGCCTTTAAAAATGCAGAAGAAATAAATGCAGAAATACAAAGAGTTGCAGTAACTTTATCAGGTTTATCAAAACAATTGTCAGCAGACAGTCCTGAAAATAATCCAATAGTAAAAGCATTTGATGCAGCTATAGCAAAAGTTCAAGATTTTAAATTAGAACTTAAACAACCACCTGAAGACAATGTAACTAATAAAATGTCTGAAAAAGTTGCTGCATTCAAAGATACGTTAGGTGCAACAGATGATGCAATATCTAATTTAGCTATAAATACAACTAAAAAGTTTGAAGATACTTTGGTCGAAGGATTAAAGAATGGAAAACTTGCTTTTAAAGATTTTGCAGATTATGCAATTGAACAAATTATAAGAATAGCCTTACAAGAAGCAATATTAAAACCCTTTACAGGTGGAGTAGAGTCATTCTTTCAAGGAATATTTGGCAAAAAAGCTCTTGGTGGCTCAGTAAATGCAGGCAAACCATATATGGTTGGTGAATCAGGAAGAGAATTATTTATACCTAATCAATCAGGTCATATAGTTAGCAATCAAGATTTAAAACAAATGGGAACAGCTCAAGCAGCACCAACAGTCAACTTTAATATTTCAACAGTAGATGCTGCTGGATTTGACCAGTTACTAGCATCAAGAAAAGGATTGATAACATCAATCATAAATAATGCCATGAATAATCAAGGCAAAATGGGAGTAGTGTAATGGCTGATGTACCTGATTTCACAACTAACCCAAATTTTAGAAGTTTAAATTTTAAAGATAATAGACCTACTTTATTGAATCAGTCCTTATCAGGAAGAAGGCAAGTCAGGCAAATAGGTAGTCAATATTTTTCTTTTACAGTGCAAATGCCACCCTTACAACAAGATAAGGCTCAAGAAATATTTGCATTTTTACAAAAACAAAAAGGATC